TCTATTCTAAAGAAATGGGCGAAGCACTCGCAAATAAAATCGACCAACACTTGTTACAACTAATAGTACTAGCTGCAAGAAGCAGCGCTACTACGAATGGTACAGGTAGTGGTAATGTTATTACTGACGCAGACGCTGACACAAATGCAGCAAGTTTAATTACTTCTATATTTGAAGCGGCTGAAGATTTAGATAATGACAATGTTCCAGCAGAAGATAGATTTGCTGTAATGACTCCAAACTTATACTACAACTTAGTACAAAACGACAAAATCTTGAATAGAGACTTTGGCGGACAGAATGGAGTTTATGCTGATGGTTCAGTATTAAAAGTAGCTGGTATCAATATTGTGAAAAGCAATACTGCAGCAACTGCATTTACAGACCAATCTGGTGCTTCTACTACTGGCCAAAATAATACTTACACAGGAAATTTCTCAACAACTCAATGTGTAGTATTCCATAAGTCAGCAGTTGGAACTGTAAAATTAAAAGACCTTAAAATGGAATCTGAATACGACATTCGTAGACAGGGTACATTGATGGTTGGTAAGCTAGCGTATGGACATGGTATCTTAAGACCAGAGTCAGCGGTAGAAATCAAAACATCATAAGTCTTATATAAGTGCTAGCTCCCGTGAACCGAAATGGGGAACTACGGAGCTAGCCATTTTTCTTTATGGCACAATCAAGTACAACTGAATTAGAAGCAGTAAATACTATTTTGTCAGCAATAGGTGAAGCGCCTGTCAATTCTTTATCAGGAACTTTACCAATAGATGCAACTCAAGCTAAAAATTTATTAACGGAGATTAGTAGAGAAGTTCAAGCAGCTGGCTGGCATTACAATAGTTTTTATGATTATACATTAAGTAGAGATACAGATAACAAAATCCCACTTGCAGATAATATTATGCGAGTAGATTTAGATATTAATAAATATAATGTTACTACCTACGATGTAATTAAGAGAGGCGGTTTTCTATTTAATAAAAAAGAAAATACTTATGTCTTTGACCAAGCACTAGATGCAAAGGTTATTTTGTTTTTACCTTTTACTGAGTTACCAGAAAACGCAAGAAGGTATATCACAATACGTGCAGCTCGTGTCTTCCAAGACAGATTACTAGGTGCAAATACTTTACATGGTTTCCAAGCTAGAGATGAAGCAAACGCACTAGCTATTTTAAAACAAGAAGAGATGGATACTGCAGACCATAGTATCTTTAACAATCACGATAGTTACTACATCATTAACAGAAATGACAAAGGTTCTTCTTACTAATGCCCTTAATAAATCATTCTATACCAAACCTAATTAATGGAGTTTCTCAACAAAGCGAAAGTTTAAGATTAGGTTCTCAAGCAGAAAGTCAAGTAAATGGACACGCAAGTGTTGTAGAAGGTTTAAAGAAAAGAACTCCTACAGAGTTTGTAAAAAAAATATCTAGCTCAACTCTTACTAACCCTTTTATTCATACAATTAATAGAGATAGTAACGAGAGATATATTGTTATCATTACAACAAATGACATTGAAGTTTACGGAATAGACGGAACTCAATATACTGTAAACAAACCAAGCGGCACAGCATATCTAAATGAAAGTAACGCTAAAACTACTTTTGAAGCACTAACTATAGCTGACCATACTTTTATAATTAATAAAAATAAAACTGTGGCTATGGATAGTACAGTAACTGCAGCTCGACCTTTTGAAGCTGTATACTCTGTACTTCAAGGCGTTACGCAAACTGAATACAATATAATAATTAATGGAACTACTTACACTTATACAACTACGTCTACCAATTCCGCCTACCAGACAACTGAAATTGTAGACCAACTTATAAGTCAAATTGGTTCTTTATCTGGATTTACTATTACTGACTTAGGTTCAGATATACACTTCTCGAGTGCCTCAGATTTTACTATAAAAGCTACAGATGGTTTTGGTAATCAAGCTTCTCAAGTAATAAAAGGTACAGCGCAAAAGTTTTCTGACTTACCAAGTAAAGCTGTAAATGGATTTGAAGTAGAAGTAACTGGAGATGACTCAAACGCATTTGATAACTACTATGTTAAATATGTAAGTGGTGGTAACAATGATGAAGGTTTCTTTCAAGAATGTCAAAAGTCTGGACTACAAGACACTATAGATGTTGCTACTCTACCACACTTATTAATAAGACAAGCAGACGGACAATTTAGATTTACTCCAGCTAACGGACATACTTACACAATATCCGGTACTGATTTTACAGTTCCACAATATGGAAGTAGACAAGTAGGAGATTTAACATCTTCTCCCGAGCCTTCTTTTGTTGGGCAGAAAATGTCAGACATATTCTTTCATAGAAATAGATTAGGTTTTATTGCTGGTGAAAGTATTGTTATGTCGAGAGCCGGTGAGTTCTTTAAGTTCTTCCCGGAAACTGTAACAACAATATTAGATAGCGACCCGATAGATGTAAATGTATCTCATGTAAAAGTTTCTAACTTAAGACACGCTATACCTTTTGCTGAAGAGTTACTTTTGTTCTCAGACCAAACACAGTTTGTTATGTCTGGAGCAAACATACTAACTCCTTCTAATATAGTAATCAACGCAACCACAGAATTTGAAAGTTCACTTGATGCAAAACCTGTATCAGCTGGACGAAATGTTTTCTTCGCATTCAACAAAGGTAATTTTACTGGAGTAAGAGAATACTATGTTGATGCAGATAGTGATACGAACGATGCAGATGATATAACTGCAGCTGTTCCTAAATATATTCCTAAGAATGTTTTTAAACTTGCAATAGCAACTAACGAAAATTTTATGACAATGTTATCAAGTGATGAGCAAAACGCTTTGTATTGTTATCAATGGTATATTGCAAATAATCAAAAGTTACAAAGTGCATGGCATAAGTTTACTTATGGCGCTGCAGCTAATACTACAATTCTAAACTGTGATTTTATAGAAACAGATTTATTTTTATTAGTACAAAGAACTGATGGCGTACATATTGTAAAGCAACAACTAGCGCCAGCTATTGTAGATACAGACGCTACATATCTTACGCATTTAGATATGAAAGTGAATGAAGCATCTACAGGTTTATCTAAAAGTTATAATGCTGGTACAAATCAAACTACAATTACTCTGCCGTATACAATCTATAATGATATGCAAGTAGTTACCCGGAATGTTTCTGGAAGTTCTACGATTGCTGGGCAAATAATAGTACCTGTATCTGCAGCTACTGGACAAAACACAGTTGTACTTACAGGCGACCAAACATCGACTAAGTTTTTTATAGGTGAGAAATACACTTTTGAATATGAGTTCTCGCAACAATACTTAGCATTAGGTGGAGGTCAAAGAAGTAGAACCAACATAAAAGAGGGTAGATTACAAATACGTAACTGGAGTGTTGGCTTTGATAATAGCGGACATTTTAAAGTTCAGATAACGCCTAAAAATAGAAGTACTACTACGGAAGTATTTAATGGCGCAGTTGTTGGAGAAGGAACTGTAAACGGAATTAATTTAGAAGATGGCAACTTTAAGTTTGCTATACAATCTCGTAATGAAGGCTTAGTTGTAAAACTCACTAACGATGAATACCTACCATCTCATTTTGTAAATGCAGAGTGGCAAGGATATTACAATCAAACTTCATCACAGAATACTTAATGCCATATATAAAGTTTGCTTCATTAGAAGATGCAAAAGAACTATCAAAGAATTTACGCAAAGAAGATATAGAAGAAATAAAAGCTAACAGTAATTCTAATCCATATCACGCTTTGTATACTGGAGTTAAATACTCTTACTTACCTCTCACTATTATGAGTGATGATGATAGACCTATAATGATTATGGGCGTCATACCTCATGGAAAAAAGTTAGGTATGATATGGTTATTAAGTTCTCCAGAAATAAAAAATATTTCTATTCCTTTCTTACGTAATTGTAATGGAGTTTTAGATTTATACCTCAAAGCTTATCCAGTTTTATACAACTACATTGATGCTAGAAATCTTCTACACGTCAAATGGTTACGCTGGTTAGGATTTAACTTTATCAAAGTTCATTATGACTTTGGTTATGAAAAAAGAAAATTTATTGAATTTGTAAAATGTGCGACCCAGTAACTATAGCTATAACTAGAACAGCCTTAACTATCTATCAAGCGAGAGAAAGTGCAAAGGCTGAACGAGAAGCAGCTATCAGACAAAATCAAATAGCAGAGAATGCTCGTATACAAAAAGAGAATGCAGAAAACTTACGTATAAGACAAGTAGCTATTCGTAAGAAAGATAAAGCTTTTGATTTAAACATTGAGAGTAAAGAGAAGCAAGCAACTGCTAGAGCCGCTGCAGAGAATGTAGGTGGTGCTGCATTAGATAGAGTAGTTAATAATTATCTACGTCTTGAAGGTAAGTTTACTTCACAGATATTAGCAAACTTAGAACAAGAAATAGCAAACTCAAATCAAAACAAAAAGTTATTTGCAATGGAGCAAGAGGGTA